ACCTGACGCTCACCATCGACCGTTTCGCCGAGCGCTATTTGAAGCATCCCATGATCGCGCTCGCAAACCAGGTCGATCTCGACTTCCTGTCGATGCACAAATATGTGTGGAACTGGGTCGGAACGCCTGGGCAGACGCTTTCGGGCTACAAATCATTCATCAAAGGCCCGCAGCGGCTTGATGAAATGGCCGTGCCTGCACCGCGTGCCGCCTGCCTGTCGCCAGCCGATTGCTACGGCATGGCGTCCAGTTTCACTGGTCTCTATGTGCCGGATGTCGCCAAAACCGCGCTCGAGAAATCGAAGCTGCCCATGGTCGGCAATACCGACTGCTACTCGTCGCAAAACGTCATCAACTATACGGTCGGCTCCTACGCCGGAACGCCGGTCATCTCCGCCACCGCATCCGCGAATGGCGTCACAAATACAGGCGTCACGACCTATCTGGCATCGATGAACACGAACCAGACCGCAATCCTGGTCGATGGCCTGACGGCAGGCTCCACGCTCAACCCGGGCGACGTTTTCACCATAGCTGGCGTGTACGCCGTCAATCCCGTCACGAAACAGCCTTTGCCTTACTTGCAGCAGTTCGTTGTGGGCGCAGCTGTCACCGCAACCGGCAACGCTGATGCCGTCACGATTGCGCCGGCAATCATTGTCTCAGGCCAGTATCAGTCGGTGAGCGCAGCGCCCGCCCAGAATGCAGCGCTAACGTTCATGGGTACCGCCGGAGCCTCCTACCCTCAAAACCTAGTGTTCCACGAGAACGCGTTTGCGCTCTGCATGGTGCCCATGGAACTGCCCGAGGGCGCGAACAAGAAGGCCAGGCAGAGCTACAAGGGTCTCTCGATCCGGGTGATCTGCGACTACGATATCGTGAACGACATCAACATGTGGCGTCTCGATATTCTCTACGGCGTGAAGCCGATCTACCCCGACCTCGCGACGCGGATCTCCGGCTCCAACTAGCCGCTTCGTCGTCCCGGAAATGCCGGAGGCATTATCCGGGACCCTTCAATCGCAGGTTTCGATTTTGAAAGATCCCGGATAAGCGCACGCGCTTTCCGGGATGACAACTCACATTGCCATCCTTGGAGTAATCTCATGCCCGTAAGACAGCTTTCCGACGGCAATCCTGACGGCAGCGTTCTCGGCCAAAGCGCAAACGACCTCATCGCTTTCTATAACGCAATGCCGGTTACCCAGCGCTCGGGCTCGGCGCAAGCGACCGTACCTACAACTGCACCCACAAATACGGCGCCCTATGGCTACAGTCAGGCCCAGGCAACAGCCATTATCACGCTTCTGAATGAGATTCGGGCGACGCTCGTCGGGCTCGGCCTCATGAAAGGCCAGTAATGAGCGGCGATACGCGCCTGTGGATGTACCGGAAGGGCGAGGCTCGCCTTTTCGGTCACCCCGATGATGTCCCGGAAGGAGAAGACTGGCAGCGCTTCCCCCAGCCAGGGGAAGCCGACGAAGAGCAACATCCGGAGCTTTCAAGAGCAGAGAAGCTGGACTGCATGTCGCGCCAGCGATTGATGCAGGTGGCGTCCGACTGCGGCGTCTGTTTCGAGATCACCTGGACAAAGGCCCAGCTCAAACAAGCGATCATTGAGGTCATGAATGACAACCGCGCGTGACATCATAGCAGGCGCCTACCGCCGGATTGGCCTGTTGCCGCTTGGGTCCGATCTCGATCCTGACCGCGCACAGGCGGGGCTCGCAGCATACAACGACATGCTGAACGCCTGGGGCGCCGACGGTATATTTCCAGGCGGTCCGAATCCGCCCAGTCAGGATCTCGACGACTTCCTTTTCACGAGCGGCTTCATAGACGGCGTCGTGCCGGACACCGCGGGCGCCTATCCGCCGTACGGCCCGAGCGACACCGCGACACCGGCTGCTTCGGCACCCCTTTCCTTCAGTCTGAATGATGCGTTTCCGTTTCTTCCTCAATTCGTGGAAGGAGCGAAGGCGATCCTCGCCGTGGAACTGGCGTCCGCGAGCGGGATCGAAGCGCTGGCCTCCACGCAAAAGCGCGCAGAGAAGGCCTACGCGGCGTTGCTGGCCTATTACGTTATAGCACCGCGCGCGGGCCAGGACATCGGCTTGACCTGGATGCCGAGCCTTCGGCGCTACGGGTTTGGTTAACACAGTTGTCCGGCGCAATACTCCCGCTCCGATTTCAGTCTGGATGGCCGGGTCAAGCCCGGCCACGACTAACATGGCAGGTCAAATTATGGTCGCAGTCGAATTCGGGCATACATCGAACCCGACAAGAGCGGGTTCGGATCGAACCAGCGTCTTTTGAACGGCTATGCAGAGGCCTTGGGCCAAGCAGCAAAGTCGCCGCTTCCGATCTATGGCGTGCCGGGAACCTCCCGCTTCGATACCGGGACGACCGGTCTCAATGGCCCATGCCGGGGCATGCTTTATGTTTATGGCAAGGGGCTTTATGTGGTCGCCGGAACGGCCGCTGCGCTATTCGACGATCAAGGCAACGCCACGCCGGTTTCGGGAACGATCGCCGGCAGTTCCATGGTCATCATGGCGGCCAATCAGCAAACCAACCCGCAGATCGGCATTATCGCCGATAATGTCTACTATGTCCTCGACACGGGGGCGAACGCGATTTCCCAACCCAGTATTTCGAGCCTCCCTGCTCCGAATAGTGTGACCTTTCTCGATGGATATCTTGTGTTCTCCATTCCGGACGGCCGCATATTTCAGACAAATCTGAACGATGCTCTAACCGTCAATGCTCTCGCTTATGCCACTGTTTCCAGTCGAGCCGACGGCCTTCGACGGATTGTGACGCATCGCGGCGCACTCATCGCGCTAGGCGAGTCGAGCCTTGAAATCTGGGAGGACGCTGGCACCACGCCTTTCGCTTTTGCGCCCATCCGCGCCGATGTCGACATTGGCTGCATCGCGGAGCAAACGGTGGCGACTGTGGCCGACGCGCTGCTATGGGTCGATCAGAACGGCATCGTGCGGCAGCTTACGGCTTCCGAGCCGGTCCGCATTTCAACCCACGCACTCGAACGCGCCATCTCGACCCTGACATGGGACGAGCGAAGAGCGTTGAGCGCTGTCTATACGCATTTCAACGGTCACGACTTTTATGCCGTGACCAGCCCCTACTGGACATGGGAGTTCGACCTCACCACAGGGCTTTGGCACGAGCGTCAGAGCGGCGGCCTGACGAACTGGTTCGCGCGAGGCTTCGAGTCGTTCAACGGCAAGGTGGTGATTGGATCCAGCCAGGATGCGAGCCTTCACGTCCTCGACGACAGCTCGGAGACCGAAAGCGGCAATCCTTATCTGTTTCTGGCGCAATCGGCGCCCGTGCACGCCTTCCCAAAAGGCCTGATCATTGACCAGCTCGACGTGGACATCATCCCCGGCGTGGGAGTAACGGGAGGCGCTGCGGACGCCGACAACCCGAAATTGATGCTCGACTGGTCGGACGACGGAGGAAATACCTGGACGGGGGGGCGCATCGCTTCTCTCGGACAGGTCGGACAACGACCTGCGGTGGCAAGTTTCCACCAGCTTGGCGCCACGCTCAGAGCAGGACGGACGTTCAGGCTTTCGTCCTCCTCGCCAGTGATGCGAGGCATCCTTAATGCAGACGCGCGCGTGAGGCCTATTCTCGCATGACCGGACAATCCAATCTCTTCAGCCGCTTCGGGTTTCAGATCGGCCCGGGCGGCAAGATCGACAACTACACGCGCGCCTTTTTCTCGAAGTTCAAAGGCCGCGTCGGCCCCGCTATTCCCGATCTGACGACAGACGCATCCTGGGCGCAAGTCGCGGCAACAACCAATGGGCTTATCAGCGAATTTGTGGCGCAGGGCTGGATTCAAAAGGGCTTTGATGCAGACGAAACAGCCTTTGCCAATGCGATCCAGGCGGTGACCATGATCCCGGCGGCGACCGAGTGGGGTTATGCTCCTTACGAGGTGCTGCGCGACCAGATTACGACGGGCGTCGAGTTTGTCGCGACGGAAAACGCATACAGCGTTTATGACAGCTCACAATGGCTCATCCAATACAGCCAGGCCGCGAGCGAAGGCCGAATCGGCGGCGCTGCCTGCGATTGGGCGACCTCGCTCAACAGCCTGCAAAATCAGCTCACGAACTGCAACCTTGTTAACCTCTACGTCGCCTGGTACGGAAACGACCTGCGTGCGGGCTCATGCACGCTGACGCCTGGCGTCACGCGGCCAGACTTTGGCGAAGTGCCCCATGAGTGGGGATGCAACGGCCTGCAAAGGGACACGGCGCATCTGGTTTCGACCGTGAACGGCAGCGCAGCCTTTGGCGGCACACCGGACGATCAATCTGTGGTGGCGGCGATCAGGGACCTCAAGGCGAGGGGTCTGCAAGTCTGCCTCACGCCCTTCATCCTGATGGATATTCCGGCCGGAAATGCTTTGCCTGATCCCTATAGCGGCGGCACGGGTCAGGCGGTTTATCCGTGGCGTGGGCGCATCAAGAAGCAATATGCGACGGCTGACAAGTCCCCGGAGGTGGCCACGGAGGTCGCATCTTTCGCGGCGCAATACCGGAATTTTGTTCTGCATTATGCCAATCTCTGCGCGAGCGCAGGCGGCGTGGATGTGTTTCTGCTCGGCACGGAGCTTCGCGGCCTGACCTGGCTGCGGGACGCAGAAGGCAGTTATCCATTCGTTTCGGCGCTCGTGCAGCTTGCCGCAGACGTGAAAGCCATTCTGCCCAACGCTCAATTGAGCTACGCGGCGGACTGGTCCGAGTGGTTTGGCCATCAGCCACCGGACGGATCGGGCGACGTGTTCTTTCATCTCGATCCGCTCTGGTCCGACTCCAATATTGCCGCGGTCGCCTTCGATAATTACTGGCCGCTTTCCGACTGGCGCGACACGGCCCCGAACATCGACGAAGTTGTAAAGCCAGATGGGACGCTGACCGCAATCACGGACTACGATTATTTGATGGGCAACGTCCAGGGCGGCGAAGGTTACGCCTGGTATTATGCAAGCCAGGCCGACCGGACCTCGCAAACCCGCTCGCCGATTACGGACGGCGCGTATAACAAGCCCTGGATTTACCGCTACAAGGA